AAAGAGGATATCGAAGATAACCTCAAAACGCTGCGCGAAAGAAGCCGCGACGCTTACATGGGAGTGCCAATTGCAACCGGTGCACTAAAAACGATGCGCACAAATGTTGTTGCAAGCGGCCTGACACCATCACCGCAGATTGACGCGGACTTTCTGAACATGACACCGGAGCAGGCGAATGACCTGCAAACGCAGATCGTCCGGGAATTTTCACTGTGGGCAGACAGCCCGCTTTGCGATGCTGACCGGGTGGATAATTTCTACAAGCTGCAACAGCTGGCCTTCCTTGCCTACATGATGAACGGTGATGCTTTTGCTGTGCTGCCGATGCGGCACAGTGTTGGACAGCCGTATGACCTGCGTGTGCAGCTGATCGAAGGTGACCGGGTGTGCAGCCCGGATCAGGATGACCGGTTGGCACCGTGTGTGGTGGATAACGTGTCCGTGCAAAGCATTGTGCAGGGCGTAGAGACGGACGGCAACGGTATGGTTATTGCTTACTGGATTTGCAATCAGCACCCATTGGCAAGTTTGTACGCTCTGCCGGAACCGCTGAAATGGCAGCGTGTGGAAGCCTACGGTGAAACCACAGGACGCAGAAACATCCTGCACATCATGAACCGGGAACGTTCCGGGCAGCGGCGCGGCGTGCCGCTGCTGGCACCGGTACTGGAAGCGTTGAAACAGCTTGGACGATACACGGATGCTGAGATCACAGCCGCAGTCATTTCGGCGATGTTTACGGTGTTTATCACAAAAGATAACCCGTCCATTGGCCGTCCACTGGGCGAGGTGATCCCGCCGAACCAGCAGATCGATGCGGCAGACCGTGGCACAATTGAGCTGGGGTCTGGTGCAATCATCGACCTGAACCAAGGCGAGAAGGTGGAGTTTGCAGACCCGAAGCACCCGAACACGGGCTTTGATGCATTCTCTGCCGCTATCATCAAGCAGATTGCGGCGGCACTGGAAATCCCCAGTGAAGTGCTGATGAAGCAGTTCACGACGAGTTACAGCGCGGCGCGTGGTGCACTGAACGAATTTTGGCGCACCTGCGATATGCAAAGAAGCTGGTTTGTGGACGACTTCTGCCAGCCTATCTATGAAGAATGGCTGACGGAAGCTGTTGCGACCGGACGAGTAAAAGCGCCGGGTTTCTTTGATGATCCGGCAATCCGAAAAGCGTATACATCCTGCACATGGAATGGACCGGCGCGAACCAACCTGAACCCGGTGCAGGAAGTAGACGCTGCTGTGAAGCGCGTTGCAGCGGGCTTCCCGACGGCGGATCAGGAAACCGCGACCATGAACGGCGGTAGCTATGCAGCGAACATCCGCCAGCGCGTCATTGAAGCGAGAATGAAAAAGGAGGTGGACGACATTGCGAATGAGAGAAACACCCCGAAAGGGAACGAACCGAATCGTGAATCAGGCGGGAACCCCGCAGACCCCAAAAATGAATAACTGTTTCTGGAAGTTCCGCAATCTGGCCGACGGCCAGAAAGCGGAACTTCTGCTTTACGGCAATATTTCTGAAAGCAGCTGGTGGGGCGATGAAGTTACGCCGAAACAGTTTGCGGATGATCTTGCCGCTCTGGGCGATGTGCAGGAAATTACGGTGTACATCAACAGCGGCGGCGGTGATGTGTTTGCTGCGCAGGCAATCGGAAACCAGTTGGAGCGGTCGAGTGCAACGGTGACGGTCCACATCGACGGTCTGTGCGCCAGCGCAGCGACGATTGTTGCCTGCCATGCAGACAAGGTAATTGCAGCGGCGGATAGCTGCTACATGATCCATCCTGCCAGCATGGGCGTCTGCGACTATCTGACGGCGGATGATATGCACGATTGTCTGAAAGCGCTGGACACCATCCGGGAAAACATTGTTACGCTGTATGCCAAGAAAACCGGCAAGAGCACGGATCAGTGCGGCAAGTGGATGGATGAAACGAACTGGTGGACAGCCGCCGAAGCCAAGGAGAACGGTTTCATCGACGAAGTGGATGATGAAGAACCGGATACAGTTGTCGAAAACAGAAACGGTGTGCTGTTCGTAAACAGCATCGGGATGGGCCTGCCGTTTGATAAGGTCCCTGATTTTGTAAAAAGCCGCATGGGTAAAAAGCCCGGCGGCTTTTCTAATTCTGCAAATAATCCGGGAAAGACCGGAACACAGGAGGAAGAAACAATGGAAATCAAAAACAAGGATGACCTGATGAAAGCGTACCCGGATATGGTCAATGAGATCAGAAAGGATGCCGCCATGGATGCCATCAATCGGGAACGTGCCCGAATCAAGGACATTCAGGACATGACCCTGCCCGGCATGGAGCAGACCATGCAGGATGCTCTTTACGGTGAGCACCCGATGGATGCCACCGCGTATGCCAAGGAAGTCGCCAAAGCTGCAAAGAAGCAGGCACAGAACCATGTCGAGGCCCTGCACGACGATGCAGAGAACGGCGGCGCAAATGGCGTGAAGGGCGGCGGCGACGGCCAGACCGACGTTTACATGGATGCCCTGCGTTCCATCGGCAAAAAGAAGTAAGGAGGAACTGTTATGAGCATGAATCTTGCGCCTGAGAAGTTTTCGTGTGAGCCGGAATATCTGCTGGCAGGCACGGACATTCGAGTCACTACTGCCATCAAGAATGCCGCAGCGGACCTGAAAGCGGGTGCGCCGGTCAAGCTGGACGGCTCCGGCAAGGCGGCACCCGTGGCAAAGGCAGACGGCACGGCTGGCCTGTACGGCATTGCAACCGAGAATTTCAAATCCGGCGAGGATGCTGTGATCTACCTGACCGGCGAGTTCTTTGCTGACCATCTGGCACTGGAAACCGGCGTGACTGCCGCTTCGCTCGAAGTGGCGTTCCGCAACATCGGTATTTTCCTGAAGTAAGGAAAGGAGGAAAACGATATGCCTAACGAAGTGAACATCTATACCCCGCGATACCTTGCCGAAGTCGTGCGCCTTGCACCTCCGGTTTACACCTTTTTCCGTGACACCTTTTTCACCAATGTCCATGTCTTCCCGACCAAGGCTATTGACTTTGATCTGGTCAAGGGCGACCGTCGCATGGCTGCATTCGTGCATCCGCGCAATGGCGCAAAGGTGCTGAGTTCTGTCGGTTACGAGACTCTGAGCTACAAGCCACCCCTCATCAATCCTTATGACATCACGACCGCAGACCAGCTTATGAACCGTCTGCCTGGTGAAGAGATGTACAGCGGCATGACTCCTGCGCAGCGGGCGGCACAGAAGCAGGTGGAAGAGTATAACCGTCTGAACGATTCCGTAATCCGCCGCGAAGAGTGGATGTGCGCACAGGCCATTATGACCGGTCAGATTCCCATTGTCGGCGATGGCGTCAACGAGATCGTGGATTTCGGTTTTACCAACAAGAAGAAGCTGACCGGTACGGCAGTCTGGGGCGGCGATAAGGCAGCAATCGCGGACAACCTGCGTGATTGGAAGCATGAGGTCGCCGTGAACGGCTTTGCCAATGTCGATATGTGTGTCATGGGCTGGAAAGCGCTGGGTCTGTTCCTCGCCGACCTCGACATCCGCAGCCGCCTTGATACCAAGAATTACGGCTATGGCGCAATCAATGTCAAGCAGCTCCCGAACGGTCTGACCTACTACGGCCATCTGAACGACCCTGCTCTGGACATCTACTGCTACGATGAGCACTATCTGGACGACTGGACCGACCCGGAGAATCCGGCTACCCATCCCCTCGTCGCAGACAACAAGGTACTGCTCATCAACCATGCACCTAACTACCTGCTGGGCTATGGCCTGTGCACTTACATCGACGATGCTTCCCAGCAGTGGGTCAGCGCTCAGACCGCCCGTCTGCTGCGCTCCTATGTTGAGCATCATCCCGACCGCCGCATGATGGAAGTCCAGTCTCACCCGCTGCCCATCCCCGATAAGGTGGACAGCTGGCTGGTGGCTGAGGTCTGCTAAAGAAAATGCTCCCTGCCAATACCCGGCGGGGAGCATCTTTTTGAGGAAAGAAAATGTCCGACTTCAAAAAACTGCTGGAAGTGGATATTGATGCCGTGTTTCTGGATGATGATATTTTCGCAGATGAACATACCATCAACGGACAGAAGATGAAGGCTGTAATCTCGAATGACACGCTGAAAGAATCCAGCGGACATTGGGAAGGCGGCGTGCGTCAAAGCTACGGCACATCCATCTACTCCACAAGCAAAAAGCTGTACGTCAAGGTGCAGGACTTTGGCAAGAAACCAAAAATCGGAAACCCGATACAGGTTGACGGAATGGACTTGTTCATCAAGGACTTTGATGAACAGCAGGGTATGTATGTGATAACCATAGATCGGAAACGGCAATGAGCTATACGCGATACAACGCAAGTGACCTTTCAATTGAACTGATCGGCGAGAAGGATGTAGCAAGAGCACTGGGAAATTGCGGGAAGAAAGCACCGCTTGTGATCCGCAATGCGGTGAACGAAACGGCGAAGGATGCCCGCAAGGTCATGATCCGGGAAGCGAAGAAGCGGTACGCCGTCAACGGCGCTGGCCGAAGTCATTTGAATGATTTGAAAATCAGAAAAAGAGCGAAGGTGTCAGACTTGGGCGCGGAACTGCATATCGGCGGACCGGGCCAGAAAGATGCCATGAAAAATGATCTGGGATATTTCAAAACCGTCCCGTCAAGACCTTACGTCGGACAGGATGTTGCGAATGCGCCCGATCTTTTCAAAGCAAAAGTTCTGAAGAACAGCGGAATGAAACCGCTGCCAGGTCAAGGAAATTTAAGTAAAGGCTTTCTGGTGGAGTTCGCAAGTGGACACGTTGGCATGGTTCAGCGTGTCATTGGTTCCAGCAGCCGCAATACCATAACGAAAAAATCCAGAGCACCGCGCTGGCGGAACAAAGATGGCAACGTGGAAAAGCTGCAAACCATGGGCAGCCCTTCGGCAGCAGCGATGCATCATGTGATCTGGGAACAGGTTGAGCCGGACGTGCAGGAAACGCTTGAGAGAAAACTTGAAGAATCCATCCAGAAAACGCTTGCCAGAGAAGCAGCGAGGAAGGGGAAACGGTAATGGCTGAGATGCTTGCAATGACCCCGTACATGATGCAGATTGCATTGAACAAAGAGTTGAAGGAACGCTTTGCAGGGAAAACGTATTGTGGCCCCGGCGGAGATAAGGAGCTGAAATTCTTTGAACAGAATCTGCCGATTGATACGGAACGGGATGAAGCTGTTGACACCCCGGCGGCGTTTGCTCCCTACATCATCACAGAGATTGGCAACATGGATTCACCAGAAGGCGATAAGCCGATGGAAGTTGACGTGACGCTGTATATTTGTGCATATGACATGGGATTGAAACGGCAGGGATACCGCGATGTTCTGAACATCGTAACGGACATCATGAAAGGTTTCCGGGCGGTCCCGAGGTTCGGCAGGGCGTGTACCGTGAAAGGAAACATCAAGGGGAAAATGTCGGAAGACGACTATCACCCGTATTACTTCGGTGCAGTGAAAATGACCTGCACTGTCGCGAATGCTGATCCGGCGACTGATCCAGAAATAGAGGAAATGGTATGACCAAGAAAGAAACGAGAACCCGCGTGTACTGCGGCCCATCCGTCCGTGGCGTGGCACGGCAGTACACATGCTTTACCGGTGAGCTGCCGGAGCAAATGAAAAAGTTTGTTGAGCAGCACCCGATGGCGGAAGGCCTTATCGTACCTTACGACAAGGTAGCACAGACCCGTGCCAACATGGAACAGCCTGCATTGCCGGGCCAGCCCAAAACGGCAGAGCGGATCATTTTTGAACAGCTCAGAGCAGAGCTGTAAGGAGGAAGAACAATGGCATATCGTCATGGCGTATATGTAAGTGAGATTCCGTCCAGCGTGAAAGCACCGCTCGAAAGCGATGCTGGCACTCAGGTAATCGTGGGCGTGGCCCCGGTCAATCTGGCGGATGATCCTTACGGCGCAACTAATGTGCCGCTGCTGTGCCACACGATGGCAGAAGCCAAAGGCCTTGTTGGCTACAGCAGCGACTTCAAAAGTTACACAATCTGCGGTGCACTGTCTGCATCCTTCCAGATTGTGAACGTGTCCCCTGTGATCGTGATTAACGTTCTGGACCCCACCAAAACCGAACACACCGCAGATGTGGTCGAGCGCTCCTATCAGGTGAACAGCGGCACCGCACAGCTGGAAACTGTTGGCCTGTTGCTGGACAAACTGGTGGTCAAGGCAGACGATGTGGTGCTGAAAAGCGGCGAGGACTACACCGCAGCATTCAACGATGATGGCACGGTTACACTGGTGATCCTGCCTTCCGGCAAGGGTTCCGGCAAATCGCAGGTCACGGTTTCCGGTAAGCGCATTGCCCCGGAAAAGGTGACGGGCGCAGACATCATTGGTGGCGTGAATGCGGCAGGCAAGGAAACTGGCATGGAAGTCCTGCGCCAGATTTTCCCGAAGCTGGGCATGGTGCCGGGCAATCTGCTGGCGCCCTGGTTCAGCAAGGACCCGACCGTGGCTGCTATTATGCAGGCGAAGACCACGATGCTCAACGGCATTTGGCGTATGTTCTGCTGGGTGG